TCTTGCGGTGGTGGTGGTGGTGGTGGTGGTGGTGGTGGTGGTGGTGGTGGTGGCTACGCGGCCAGCTCGCGCGCCGCGTCTCTCAGTTTCTCAAATTTAGCCGCGTCTTGCCTTGTTAAATGTCCGACTGGCGGGTTCATCGGGTCCAGTCCGACAATCAAAAGATGCCACGGCTCCAGTCCAAAACAGTCGGCAACCTTTTCCAATACGTCTAAACCGACGGAAGTCTGTTGCTCTTTGATGCGAGTTGCGCTCCCAGGGCCAATCTTGGCTTCTCGAGCCAATTTCGACAGGTTCTCGCGCCCGTAGTGGTGCTGCATCAGGGCCAGCACATTTGTCCACAGGACGGTTTTGGGATCAGCGGGACTCATGAGCACAGCGTAGCCGCGCCACCCTTCCATGTGCGGTTGACAGAGCCTACCGACTTCGGTAGGGTTCACCGCATGGATCTGATCGACACACTCTATTGGCTGCGGGGCATGCCGACCCGTGAGCTGCGGCGCGTCGCCGCTGGCAGCGGCGTCTCGTTCTACACGCTCCACAAGATTTCCAAGGGCGTCACCGCTGACCCTGGCGTGTGGACGCTACAGCGGGTCGCGACATACCGGGCGTCGCTCAGACAGCCCGCAGCCGCATGAACCTCTCCCCCCTCCCGCCTAGCCGCGGGTTTGCCCTGCCCGTGAGTCCCCCCGGGTGGGGCTTTTTTCTTCTGGACCGTTGGCATGGGGCCGGCGGCGCGATCCCACAAAAAGCTGGGAATAACGACGGGAGAATCAACGATGGACGACGGGTTCATGGTCATGGCAAGCGACAAGAAGATAGAGAGGATCGACATCAGGGTGTCGGACACGCTGTTCCGCGACTTGGCGCGGATGGCGCATCTGCAGGATCGCAAGGTGTCCGATTACGTGCGGCATGTCGTCGAGCTGCATCTATACGGCGCCGCCAGATTGCCCGGTCGGGACGCTGAGGACCACTGAAATCGTGCCCGACGATTCCCGCCAAATGACCCGCGACCAGGCGCTGCATGCTGCGCTCGAGGCGCTCAAGGCGCTGCAGGTGATCTGCCGCGACTACGGTGACCTCGAGCTTGCGCGGGTGGCCATGGAGGCGCGGATGGCGCTGGAGCGGGCGCGATGAAGTCGTTCTTTCAGGAAGGCGCAGCGGAGGCCCGCAACGTGGGCGTGATCGTGGCCGGGTTTGAGCGGCGCGGCATTCCGGTTGAGACCGAGGTCGAGGTGATGATGCACGGCTTGTCTGGCCGCATCGATGTGGTTGCCGATTTCGACGGCCACGTTTACGGCTGGGAGGTCAAGAAGTACGAGTTGGGCGGGCCGCGCCTGCTGGCCGACGGTATCGCCCAAGCGGCGAGCTATGCGAAGGCGAAGGTGTGCAGCGGCCGCTGGTTCGGGCGCACGTTCGACTTTGTCTTCGTCGGCCCGGCGCCGAATGAGGAAGTGCAGGGCTACTGCTTTGTGCATGCCGAGATGCTGTCGCGCTACACGGCGCCGCAGGGCGTTGGCATCTTCGATCAGCGCATGGGCACCTACGCTTTCGGGCAGCCCGCCATTCGGTTCGACAGCGCGGGCTATCGGTTCGTGCAGAACTTCAACCACGTGCGCAAGCACCGCGCGGTGTTTAGCCGATGACACGCTTCTCCGACATCGCCGCCACGCTGTCGCGCGCGGGTTACCGGCCGATCCCGATCAAGCCACGGGACAAAGCGCCGGCAGTCGCTGGGTGGACGGACTATGCGTTCGTCGATGCCGACCGGCAGCGCTTTGCAGATGCCGGCGTTGGCCTGCTGTGTGGCGAGTTGCGCGCCATCGACATCGACGTGCGTACCGAGGAGGTCAGCACTCGGCTGTCGCAACTGGCCGCACAGATGCTGTGGCCCGGATCCAAGGCGCCCCGGCGCATCGGCCAGTGGCCGAAGACGCTGTTCATGGTGCGCTCGGAGTCTGGACCGAAGATGTCGACCGCGCCGTACCTGTTGTCGTCCGACACTTTCGACAACGACCCGCACAAGGTCGAGATTCTCGGTCAGGGCCAGCAGTTCGTGGCCTACGGCATCCACCCCCACACCGGCCGCGAGTATCAGTGGAACGGTGCGGGTGAGCCGGTAAGCATCCGGTTTGAGGAGTTGCCCTACGTCGCGCCCGAGCTGCTGCGGCAGTTCGTGCACGAGGCTGAGCAGGTGCTGGCAGAGTTTGGCACCAGGTGCGGGACGCTGGGACGGCAGCAGAGCGGCACGATGTACCGGCCAGCCGGTGACCTGCGCGGCGATGTCGAGACAGTGCGCTCTGCGGTGCGGCACATACCCAACAACAACCTGTCGCGCGATGACTGGGTGGTCATGGGCCACGCCATCAAGGGCGCGCTGGGTGAAGACGGCCGCGACCTGTGGCTGGAGTGGTCGCGCTCCTGCGACAAGTCGGGCAAGAGCGGCGCCAGCGACACGCCAGAGCGGGCGTGGGAGTCGTTCACGCCGCAGCGCATCGGTGCCGGCACCATCTACTTCGAGGCCACGCGCAACGGCTGGAAACGCCCGTCCAAGGCGCTGCCTGAGATGCCTGCGGACTGGGACGAGGTGCCGCCGCCGGAAGTGCCGGCAGAAGTCGCCCAGGCGCCGCGGCGCAACCATCTGGACTGGTCAAAGCTGGCATTGGCCAAGGCACCGAAGTTCGAGTGGATCTGGCAGGACTGGCTGTCATGGCACCCCACATTGCTGGCCGGCCGCGGCGGCATCGGCAAGAGCCTGTTCGCGCAACAACTGGCCACGGCACTGGCGACGTGTGCCGACCCTGCCATGCGGCCCAATCGCCCCGTGCGAGTGCTGCTGTGGGCGTGTGAGGATGACCAGGACGAGCTGTGGCGCCGGCAGGAGCGCATCTGCGCGCACCTTGGCCTGACCATCGCAGACCTGGGCGACAGTCTGGTCATCGACGCCCGCATGGGCCTCGACAACACGGTCTACACGATGGAGTACGGGCGCCCGATGTGGACGCCGCTGATTGGCGAGTTGACGGAGCAGGTGAACGACCTGCAGGCCGATGTGGTGCTGCTCGACAACATCGCGCAGCTCTACGGTGCCAACGAGAACGAGCGGCACCATGTGACGACCTTCACCAACGGCATCGCCGGCCTCGTTCGTGGCCGCCCGTTCTGTCCCATCTTCCTTGGTCACCCGGCGAAGGCCGCAGGCTCGGAGTACGCCGGCAGCGGCGCTTGGGAGAACGCCGTGCGCATGCGCTGGCTGCTGTCCGACCGGTTGCCGGACGAGCCGGAGCCGGAGGAGGGCGAGGTGGACAACGCCATGCGCTTCTTGTGCAAGCGCAAGTCGAATTATTCCATGAAGGACATCGTGCGCCTGCGCATCGACGATGGGGTGCTGAAGCCGGTCGATGAGCAGGTTGCCGGCGGCGACAGCATCGAGCACCTGTGGGAAACGCGGGCCGAGAACGTGACGCTCGCTGCCCTCGATGCCATCACGCGCATGGGCAAGACCGCCAGCGAGCAGCCCGGGCCGAGCTACCTGCCGAAGTTGGTGATGGAGTTCGGCTACAACGAGTCGCTGACCAAGGCGCAGGTCGAGCGGGCGATGCGCCGGCTGCTCAAGGACGGAAAAATCCGCCGCGACGAGGTCGGTCGGTATGCCAACCGGGCGCCGAAGTTCGGTCTGGTGAGGGTCTGATCATGCTCAAAACAGTGCTCAAAGCCGTGCACAAAACCCGCCGCCGGGCGCACAAAACCTGCACAAAACTGCGCACAAAACTGTGCACAAAACCTGCACAAAACCCCCTGCACACACCCCCCCTCCCTTTAGGGAGGGGGGTGTGTGCTTTGGGGTGGACTCGGCGGCTTTGTGCAGGGGTTTTGTGCAAACCGGGGTTGGGCTTTGTGCAGGGTTTTGTGCAGAGAGTTTTGTGCAGGTTTTGTGCAGAGGGTTTTGTGCATGGGTGAGACGGTGACCGTGACCGTGCAGTCACGCACGGCAGCGAAGACTCTGCGGGTCCGCGTCGTCGACGGCATGGTGACCCTGCGGCCGTCGGAGGGCGAGCCGATGCGTTGGCCCGCCGAGCTGCTGGACGGGGCGACGCTGTTCGTGGACGGGGCGACCAGTCTGCCGGCGGATGCGGTGGTGGTGCCGGCGACGCCGGGGGTGTGGGGGAAGGTGAAGCGATGAGCGCTGCCCGCATCCTGCTGCGCGCGGTCGGCATCCTCGGCCGCGGGGAGGCGATCACCTCGGCGGCGCTGGCCGAGCGCATGCCGTGCTGCAGGACGTCAGCGCAGAAGGTGCTGATGGCGCTGCGCAAGGAAAAGCTGATCCGCATCGTGGCCTGGGAGCGCTCGGGGCAGGTCTGGATGGCGCGCTATGCCTGGGGCAAGGGCCACGACGTGGCCAAGCCGCGCGCGCTGACGCGGCACGAGAAGTGGCTGGCGCAGAAGAACGACCCGGCCTATGAGCAGCAGCACAAAGCGGCGACGGCGCGCTACCGGGAGCGGCAGCGGGCAGCGACGCGGCCACCGCCCAACCTGCTCGAGATCGTCATGCCCACCTTCAGGATGCGGCAGGGCGGCACCGGCATGACAACGCGGGTGCATCGGCTGAGCAACAAGGAGGACGACGAGGAATGAGCGCCATGCAACGTCGCAAGGGGCAGACGGGGGAACGCGAGTTCTTTGCCGAGCTGAGCGGCCGGCTGGGCTACGTGGTGCGGCGCAACGTCGATCAGGCAAGGCGCGGAGGCGCAGACGGCATCGAGGTGCAGGGCTGGGCCATTGAGGTCAAACGACACGAAACCGGGTGGAGGGAAGCATGGTGGGAGCAGGCAGTGCGGCAGGCAACGGAATCAGACCGGTGGCCGGCGTTGGCGTACCGGGCCTCGAGGCAGCCGTGGCGCATCCGCGTGTGGCTGGCGTCGTTCAGCGAGATCGGCACCCGCGAGGAGTGGGCCGAGGTGGACCTGGACACGTTTGCTTTGATCGTGCGGGAGAGCCTGTGACCGAGTGGAGCACCGTCGAGCACTGGCTGGCCGAGTGGGCGCGCTGGATGCGCCGGGATGAGGTCGGGCGCGGATATCCGTCCCGAGCGGCAGGGCTGGCCACGGGCGGGGCCAGCGAGCACTTCGACGACCTGGTGGAGCGGGCGGATTTGATCTCGGTCAGGGCGGTGGATGCAGCGGTGCGCAGCCTGTCGCACGAGCTGCAGGCGGCGGTGGCGCATGTCTGGTTGGCGGCGGTCTATCGACTGCGCAGGCCGGCGATGGTGGCGTATCAGGAGGCGCTGGGGCTGCTCGAGATCGAGATGAGGAAGCGGGGGGTGTTGTGATGGCGCTTGACAACGAAAGCACCGGGTCCTATTCTCCGTCCATCGGGGCCTCGCTCGCCCTGAAAAAACGTAGCCCGCCCCGTGCGGGCTTTGTCGTTTCTGGAGGCGACGCATGGATGACATGCACGAGCTTCGCCTCGGTTTCCCGCGCAAGAGCCTGAATGGCCGCGTTTTCTCACGGACCAGACAGATGACCGGGACCAGATCTCGACGCAACAAGGTCGGCGTCAACCTGCGTGCCGTGGCCGAGGTGCTCGACGAGTACGGCATGAACCCGGCCGAGGAAGTCATCCGCCTGATTCGCGAGGATCGTCTTGACGACGAGATGAAGGCGCGGCTGATGATGGAAATGCTCGAGTACGTGCAGCCGAAGCTGCAGCGCACCGAGTTGACCGGCAAGGATGGCGGGGCGCTGACGGTCGAGATCCTGCGCTTTGCGGATCAGACTGCCGAATAACTGGGTTCCGCGGTGGTACCAACGCCCGCTGTGGGACTACCTGGAGCGCGGCGGGCGCACCGCTGTGGCGGTCTGGCACCGCCGGGCGGGCAAGGACGAGGTGGCGCTGCACCGCACGGCTGTGGCGGCGCACGAGCGGCCCGGCAACTACTGGCACATGCTGCCCCAGTACGAGCAGGCCCGGAAGGCGATCTGGGACGCGGTCAACCCGCACACCGGCATCCGGCGCATCGACGAGGCGTTCCCCGCCGAGTTGCGCAAGAGCGTCGACAACCACGGCATGAAGATCACCTTCAAGTCGGGTGCCATCTGGCAGGTGGTCGGCAGCGACAACTTCAACAGTCTGGTGGGCTCCCCGCCGGTCGGCGTGGTGTACAGCGAGTGGTCGCTGGCCAACCCGGTCGCGCATGCGTACCTGTCGCCGATCCTGCGGGAGAACCACGGCTGGGCGCTGTGGATCTACACCGCCCGCGGCTACAACCACGGTTTCAGCACGTTCGAGTCGGCCAAGGCCAACGCCAAGGCGTTCGCACAGCTGCTGACCGTCGATGACACCCAGGTCATCACCCGCGAGGAGCTGGAGGAAGACCGGCGCGAGAAGGTGGCGCTGTTCGGCCCGGACGGCGGTGACGCGCTATGGCGTCAGGAGTGGTTCAACGACTGGTCGGCGGCCAACGTGCACGCGGTGCTCGGCTCAGCGGTGGAGCGCGCAGAGCGAGACGGCCGCATCGTGGAGTTTGAGCCGGAGGATGCGCCGGTCTACGTCAGCGGCGACCTCGGGTTTCGCGACACCACCGCCTGGTGGTTCTGGCAGCCCAAGCGTGGCGGCTTCGACGTCATCGACTACACGCAGGGCATCGGCATGGACGCCGATGACTGGATCGACGCGCTGCGTGAGCGCGGGCACAACATCGCCAAGGTGCTGCTGCCGCACGATGCGCGGGTCAAGACGTTCCAGAGCAAGCACTCGGCGCTCGAGCGCTTCGTGAAGGCGTTTGGCACCGACAAGGTCGCCATCGTCCCGCAGAGCAAGAAGGCCGACCAGATCAACGCGGCCCGCCGCGTGATCGAGCGCTGCCGATTCAACGCGCAGCCGTGCACCGACGGACTGCTGGGCCTGCGCTCCTGGTCGTTCGGCTGGGACGAAGAAAAGCGCATCCGCAGCAAGGAGCCGCTGCACAACTGGGCCTCGCACCCGGCCGATGCGTTCTGTTACGGCGCGCAATACCTCGAGGAGTTGGCCGAGCCTGCGCCACCTCCACCGCCGCCCAAGTGGTGGCACGAACAATCGCTCGACGAACTGTGGGCCGAGACGCCCGCCGCACGCAGGAGAATCTGATGCCCACACCAGGACTGCCGCAGCCGAGCGCGGCCACGCCACTGACCTCGACCGGCGTCGTGCGCGGGAAATCCGGCTACTACCACGGATACATCGTCACCACCGTGACCGGCGGCGCCGTGACGCTGTACGACAACGCCAGCGCGGCGAGCGGCACGGTCATCGACGTGATCCCAACCAGCACCGCTGCCGGCACCCGCGGCGTGCTCGCGCAGCCCGTGCCCGTGAGCAACGGCGTGTATGCGTCGTTTGCGTCCACCGGCACCGTGCTGTTTCTCCACGACGCCTGAGGTCGACCATGCCCAACTGGAACGGAGCAATCGACTGGACGAGCACCCTGCCGACGGGCTCGAGCCAGACTGCAGTGGTCGGCTGGCGCAACGTGCCCTCGGGCGGCTGGGTGGCGATGCCCAGCATCTTCCGCCTGCGTCTAATCGGCACCGGAACGGTCACCATCGACTCGCGTGACCGGCTGGGCACGGTGACCACGGGCGTGGAGACGTTCAGCGCGAGCGGTGCCACCAACCAGATCGAGTTTCCCTATTTGGGCGACGCAGCCACCGAGATGCGCGCCACGTTCCCGTCGACCCTGACCGTTGAGGTGCTGTCATGAGTGGCTATCCCGTCAATCTCACCACGCTCATCACGGGCGAGAACCAGTCGCTGGGCGCGATGGAGGTCATCGATGGTGTGGGCGAGTACGAGTACGTCAGCACCTCGTCTGCCAGCATCGTGCTGGGTTCAACCGGTGCGGCGGGCGATTACCTCGGCAAGATGGTGTGCATCGTAGTCTCGTCGGCCTCGTCGCTCACGCGCATCCATGACGGCACGACCACGCTGACGGTGCTGCAGAACGGCACGACGCCGGGCACGTATGTAGTGCCGCTGGGCATCAAGTCGACCTCGGGCGGCTGGAGTGTGTCGACCGGGACGACGGGCGTCATCGCGGTGGGGGCGTTTACCTGATGGCGACCTTCTACATTGACCCGACGGTGTCAGGGACGGGCACGGGCACGTTCGGCGATCCGTATAAATCGTGGGCGTCTATCGCGTTTTTTGCTGCCGGCAACACCTATTTGCAGAAAGCCGGGACGACTTTTTTTGGCACCATCACGGTCAATGTGGGCGGGTCGTCTGAAGCGACACGGGTAATCGTTGGGTCTTATGACCCGGTGACTGGCGCGGCCACGACTAATAAAGCGTTTATTGACGCCAGCACTTCTGGAAACTTGCGCGGGCTGCGAGTAGCCGGGTCGGTCAATTTCGTGACCGTTCAAGATCTGGACATCGTTGGCGGCAACGGCGTCGGCATCAGAACCTGCATGGACGCAGGGTCGTCTGGGTCGAAGGCGAACAACCTCAAATGCCTGCGTCTGCGGCTGCATGATGTGCAGTCCAGCGGCGCCAATGTGTCCGGTGGTCTCAACTTCTACAGCGACGATGCGGTCGTTGAAGACTGCGAAATCTTCAACATTGGTGACGATGGCATGTATGGTGAAGGGCTGCGACCTCGCATCTGGCGCAATCGCATTTACGATGTGTCGCAGAGCAACAACGTCGCGGGCGATCCCATTCAGTTGAACGGCAACTGCTCCGGTTTTAGCGTTTGCTACAACGACCTCACGCAGCCAAAATACCTTAAGCAGGTGTTCATTTGCAGCGGAGCGTCTCTTGGCAGCGGCGGATTGTTCGCTCACAACATCTGCCGTATGCCAACCGGCACCACGGGCAGCGGTTCTGTTAAGAACGTTTTCAACGACCAGCCGGGCGTTACGATCCAGGGTAACGTCATCATTGGGGGCGACCACGGCATCTGGCTTGATGGAACGACGCCAGACTGCCGAATAATTTCCAACGTCGTGATGCACGCATGGCAAGGCATTGTCAGCAACGGCGGCACGAACGTCATTGCCAACAACACCGTGCTTTACTCAACCGATCAAGGCTTCCGCGTCTTTACCGGCGGCGGCACGCCGACCATCACTAATAACATCGCGGCCTATTGCGGTGTCGGCATCGCGGCCATCGGCACGATCACAAAGACGACGAACTGTTACTTCAGCAACACCACTAATTTCTTGTCGCTTGGCAGCGGCGGGTCGATAGAAGGGTCTGCGGTCACGCAAGATCCGCGAGTGCAATCTGACGGCGGCATCCCGGCATCATCGCCCTGCGCCACCGCAGGCACCTACGTCTCCGGCGTCACGCTTGCCAACGGGCGGCTGCGGCCCAACTTTGTGCCGATTGGCGCTTACATGGCTGTGTTGCCCCGCACCGCCCGCACCTGATGGACCTGCGTCGCATCCTGCGCGAGATCAGCGCCTACGAGCGCACGTTCTCCAAGTGGGAGACGCGCGGGCAGAAGGTCATCAAGCGCTACACGGGCGAGCAGGTCAAGCAGAACGCGGCGCAGTTCAACGTCCTGTGGGCCAACGTCGAGACGCTGGTGCCGGCCGTGTTCGCACGTGTCCCGCAGCCAGAGGTGACGCGCCGCTTCAAGGATTCCGACCCGGCCGCTCGCGTGGCTGCGCTGATGCTGGAGCGGGCGCTGGAGTACGAGATCCAGCACTACGACGACTACCGCATGGCCATGACGGCGGCGGTGCGGGACCGCTTCCTGCCGGGCCGGGGAATCGCCTGGGTGCGCTACGAGCCGCGGTTCCAGCAGACGCAGCTGCAGATCAGCGAGGACGCCGAGGAGCGGGTCGAGACCATCGACTACGAGTGCGCACCCTGCGACTACGTGCACTGGAAGGACTTCGGTCACCAGTGCGCCAGATCGTGGGAGGAGGTCAAATTGGTCTGGCGCAAGGTGTCGCTGGACTACGACGCGCTGGTCGAGCGCTTCGGGCAGGAGGTCGCCGACGGCACGCCGCTGGATCAGTCGCAGGGCGAGGTGGGCCGCGACGACACGGCAAGCCGGCAGATGGCCAAGGCGACCATCTACGAGGTGTGGGACAAGGAAGACGGCAAGGTTGTCTGGGTCAGCAAGGGCCGCGAAGAGCCGCTGGACGAGCGCGAAGACCCGCTGGGCCTGCACGACTTCTGGCCCTGCCCGCGGCCGCTGTACGCGACGGTCACGACCGACAGTCTGGTGCCGATCCCAGACTTCACCGTGTACCAGGACCAGGCCGACGAGCTCGACCTCATCACGCAGCGGATCGGCGGGCTGGTGCGGGCGTTGAAGGTCACGGGCGTCTACGACGCATCGCAACTGAGCCTGCGCCGGCTGCTTGACGAGGGCACCAACGGCACGATGATCCCGGTGGATTCGTGGTCGGTGTTCAGCGAGCGCGGCGGCATCAAAGGGATGGTCGACTTCCTGCCGCTGGATCAGGTCGCCAGCGCGCTGCTGGGGCTGTATCAGGCCCGAGAGAACATCAAGGCGCAGATCTACGAGATCACCGGCATCAGCGACATCATCCGCGGCCAGAGCGCGGCCAGCGAGACGGCGACGGCGCAGGAGATCAAGGGGCGGTTCGCATCGCTGCGCCTGCGTCGCATGCAGGAGGACGTGGCGCGCTTCGCCAAGGATCTGCTGCGCATCAAGGCCGAGATCATCTGCGCCCACTTCCAGCCACAGACCATCGCGCTGATGGCGGGCGTGGCGCAGATGCAGGAGCCGCCGGAGGTGATCGCGCAGGCCATGGCCATCTTAAAAAACGAGGATCTGCGCGGGTTCCGCATCGACATCACTGCCGACAGCCTGACGCAGCTCGACGACGAGGCCGACAAGCAGAGCCGCGTGGAATTCATGGCCGCGACCAGCCAGTTCCTCGAGCGCACCGTGGCAGCCGCGCAGGCCGCGCCGGAGTTGCTGCCGCTCATGTCCGAGATGCTGCTGTTCGGTGTGCGTGGGTTCAAGGTCGGCCGCACCGTCGAGGGCGCGTTCGACCGCACTCTGGCCATGCTCAACCAGCCCAAGCCGCCGCAGCCCAACCCGCAGGCCGAGGCCATGCAGGCCGAGATGCAGTTCCGCGCCGCGCAGATGCAGGCCGGGCAGCAGGCTGAGCAGGCCAAGATGATGATCGAGCGCGAGCGCATGCAGTCGCAGGCGAGTCTTGAGCAGGTCAAGCTCCAGGCGCAGCAAGCCATCGAGGAGATGCGCCAGCGCAACGCCATGGAGATCGAGGCAATGCGTCAGCAGGCGGAGACCGAGCGCATGGTGCAGAAGGCCGAGATCGACGCGGCCATCAAGCGCGAACTGGCGCTCATGCAGCAGCAGGCCGAGGAGCAGCGCATGGCCATGGACCGTGCCAACACCGTTGGCGAGGTGACCAGCGTCGTCGGTGCGGTCTCGCAGCAGTTGCAGCAGATGATGGACGGGCTGGCGGCCGCGTTGAAGGCACCGCGGCGCATCGTGCGCGGCAAGGACGGTCGCGCCGTGGGCGTCGAGGCCAACGGGCAAATGATGAGCATCGTGCGCGGCATCGACGGCAGGCTCGCGGCACTGGAGGCCATGGAGGCCGAGGAACACGAAATGGAGACCGACGATGGCGACCGGTGACGTCAAATGGTTCGCGCAGACCCTGCTGGACCTGGGCGAAAAGATCCACGACCTGAGCAGCGACACGATCAAGCTCGGCCTCATCACCAGCGCGACCACGCCCGCGGTGAGCACCAGTGATCCGCGCTGGGGCAGCGGCGGCGGCACGAACCTGACCACCAACCAGGTCGCCACCGGCACGAGCTACAGCAGCGGCGGCCCGGCGCTGACCTCGGTCACGTGGACGCTGGTGAGCGACGTGCCCACGCTGCGAGCGGCGAACGTCACCATCGCGCAGGACGGCAGCGGGTTCAGCAATGCGCGCTGGGGCATTCTCTACAACGACACGGCGGCCGGCAAGCAGGCGATTGCCTACCTCGACCTCGGCAGTGATCGCAGCATCGTCGGCGGCACCCTGACCATCGACTGGTCGGGTGCGAATGGCGACATCGTGACGATTACGCAGTCGTAATGAGCCTGCATCGCAACCGCGTCCAGATGACAGTGACGTCGGTCGATGGCGTGACCGGCGAACTGACGCTTGGATCTGCTACCACCGCCTATCAGTCGTTCAGCAGTGCCTACGGCGCCGACGCCACGGTCGATATCCTGATTACCGAGGGCACCGATTGGGAGGTGGACCGCAACTGCTCCTACGACCACACCAACGGGCTGGTGGATCGCGGCACCATCGAGGCGTCGTCGAATAGCGGTAGCACGGTCACGTTTACGACGCCTACGGTCAGCGTCATCGCTACGGCAGCGAGCGGAAACAATTGGGGTCTGAATCAAGTGCAGTCCAACGCCGACGCGGCGGTGACGGGCGTCGTCGGCACGATGCACATCCTGGATATCGGACCATTCACCGCTGATCGTGACTTCACGCTGCCCGCCACCTGCGCCGTGGGCGACAGGGTTGGGGTGTTTATCAAGACGGGCGACCCGTCTTTTGAGTTGCTGCTGAAGCCTGCTTCCGGCGACACGATCAACGGCGGATCTGCTGGTGCGGAATGGTCGCGGCTGTTCATCAGCAACGAGTGCGTGATTTTCCGGTGCATTACGGCTAATGCCGACTGGATTGTCGAGTATGACGGGCGGATACCTTGTATGGCCCGCATGGGGTTGGAATCAACCATTGCCAATCGTTTTGCAGTAGCGGGAACGTATTACGAAGTCGCATTTGATTCAGTGCAATACGACAACGCGAGCATGGCAAGCATTGCAAATGAGGATTTCACCATTCGACGCGCCGGAAAATACTTGGTGCAGGCAAGTGTGGTGTCTTCAGATGCAACCGCAGATCAAGAGGCGTTGACCACGCGAGTGATGATTGGTGGAACAACGACCGCCGTCAGTCGAGCGTTTCGGGCGTCCGGTGCGGCTGCGTTCAGTCCTTACGGAACCGTAGACGCAATTTTGGAATTTGCTGCTGGAGATGTGGTGTCGTGGGAAGCGCGGTACGGGACGACCGCCAATCTGGATGAGCACGGGCAGGCAGGCGGCACCACGAACTACATGTCCCTGCGGGAGTTGATCCCATGAATCTGACTGCTGTTCTGGTTTCGATGGGGTACACCCTCGACAGTGATTTTGAAGTCGTGGCGAGCCGTGCGGGCGCACCAACATTGCAATGGCTCTCGACCAAGCCGCCCCCCACCGACGCCGAGATCGCCGCCGCCGCGCTGCCCGCAGCCAAAGCCGCCAAGAAGCAGCACATCAAAGCCGCCGCTCGCGCCCGCATCCTCGCTCGCTACCCTGAGTGGATGCAGGCCAACCTGACTGCCCGAGCGGTTGAACTGGTCAGCCTCGGCCAGATCACCGGCCCGGAGTGGGGCCAGATGCAAGCGATTTGGAACTGGATCAAAGACACTCGCGCTCGCTCCGACCTGCTGGAATCTGATGTGGACAACTGCACCACCGTCGAGGCGGTCGAGCAACTGACCATTGGCGGGTGGCCTGAGTGACATGGGCAGCAGCGCCGTGGGCTGATCTGCCGTGGGCGGGTCTGCCCGCGGCTGGCACCACGATCACCACCGTCGTCGGTGATGCCACCGCAGCAGGTCAGCAGGCCGGCATCAGCGTCAACGTCACCGTCGCGGCCAACACCGGCAACGCGGTGGCAGACGGCCTGCAGGCCGATGTCATCTCCTCCGGCGATGTCCCGACCAACGTCGGCAACGCGGTCGCCAACGGTCTGCAGGCGACCATCCTGTCGGCCGAGACCATCGTCGCCAACGTCGGCAACGCCGTGGCCGATGGCCTGCAAGCGACGATCACGCAGGCTGACGAACTGCCGCTCATCGTCGGCGGGTTCTGGGAGGAGCAGTGGCGGCGCATCCGCGAGCGTGAGCGCAAGCGTCAGGAGCCGCCGCAGGCACTGATCGAGCGCGTCGAGGAGCAAATTGCCGAGGTCGCACAGGCGCTCGAGGTGCCGCGCCCGGTCACGGTCAACGTCGAGCGGGTGCTGGTGGACCTGCAGCTGCGCGCGCAGCAGCTTGAACTGGCTGCAGACCGCGTGCGCGTGGTGCGGCGGCTGATTGCCGAGGCTCAGGCCCTGCAGGCCGAGATCGAGGAAGAAGAAGACCTTCTGATGCTGCTATGAGGAAGCGATACGTGCAGGTGGACGGCGACCTGATCGAGGTGACGCCGGAGTTCAGACAGGAGCGCCCGGCCACCGAGGCGCACAACATCATCCCCGACATCAACCCGTACCAGAGCATGGCCACCGGCGAGATGATCGGCGGGCGTCGGCAGCACCGCGAGCACCTGCGCCAGCATGGGCTGGTGGAGATCGGCAACGAGACCGACAAGCTCAGAGCCTGGGGCAGCCGGCCCGGCCGCGTGGACTGGCGCGAGGCGGTGCAGCGTGAGATGGCCAAACGAGGGCTGCAGTGATCCGCGTGTTTGCCGGGTTCGACCCACGCGAGTCCATCGGCTGGCACGTGTTCGCGCACTCGTTGTTCCGCCACGCCAGCGAGCAAGTGGCCCTGTCACAGGTGACCGGCGACCAGCGCGACGGCAGCAACGCCTTCATCTACGCGCGCTTCCTCGTGCCGGCGCTGTGCGAGTTCCGCGGCTGGGCATTGTTCGTCGATGGCGCCGACATGCTGGTGCGCGACGATGTGGCGGCGCTGTGGAAGATGCGCGACGAGCGCTACGCCGTTCAGGTGGTGCAGCACGACTACCAGACCAGCCACGCCAACAAGTACCGCGGCACGGTGTTGGAGGCGCGGAACGAAGCGTACCCGCGCAAGAACTGGTCGAGCGTGATCCTGTGGAACTGCGCTCACCCGGCGAACGCGCACCTGACGCGCAGTTTCGTCGCCCAGGCCGGCGGTGCCTACCTGCACAGGTTTGAGTGGCTGGACAACCACGAGATCGGCGGCCTGCCCAAAGCGTGGAACGTGCTGGTCGGTGAGCAGGACACGGACGCGGCGCTCGCCCATTTCACCTACGGCCTGCCGTGCTGGCCGCAGTACGCCGATGTGCCCTACGCCGACGAGTGGCGTCGGGAATTGCAGCGCGTGACGCAAAGCGGTGTCGCCTGACAGGCGTCGCCATCATCAACTACAGGGGGCGCTTCGGCGCCTTTTTTCATGCCCGATATTCGTGAGGCCATCGAGGCCGCATTTCCTGAGGTCGAGCCGCAGCAGGACGCCGCGCCCGTCACCGAGTCCGCACCACCCGAGCAACTTGCGGAACCTGCCGCAGAACCGCAGCCCGTCGCGGAACGCCCGCGCGACGAGCACGGACGTTTCGCGCCGAAGCAGGAAGCAGCAGCGCAGGAATCGAAGCCGGTAGAGGCAACGCCGGCCGTCGAGGCGCCGGCACCGCCGAAGTCCTGGCGCAAGGATTACCACGAGCACTGGTCGAAGCTGGACCCGTCGCTGCAGCAGTACATGCACGAGCGCGAGGAGCAGTTCTACCGCGGCGTGGGCACGTACAAGCAGCAGGCGGAGGTGGCGCAGCAGTTCATGGAGGCCGCCCGGCCCTACGAGGCCGTGTTCCGCGCCAACGGCGTGACGCCCGTGCAGGCGTTTCAGGCGCTGGCCAATGCCGACTACACGCTGCGCACGGCCGACCCGGCGACGAAGGCGAACATGTTCGCGCAGCTCGCGCAGCAGTACGGCGTGGACCTGGGGCAGGTGGCCAACCCGCCGCAGGTCGACCCGGCGATGCAGCAGATCAACGGCACGGTGCAGCAGCTACAGCAGGCACTGCGCCAGCAGCAGCAGATGTACGAGGAATTGCAACGGTCGATGCTGGAACCCCAGATCCAGCAGCACGCGACGAAACCCCACTTCGACGAGTTGCGACCGACGATGGCGCAGCTGCTCCAAAGCGGCCTTGCGCAAACCCTGGAGGATGCCTATGACAAGGCCCTCCGCATGACGCCGCACTGGGAGGAGCAACAGGCGCAACAACGCCAAGCTCAGGAACAGCAGCGGCTGCAGGAAGCGGCACAGGTGGCGGCGAGAGCCAAGGCCCGGGCCGTGCAGGTCCACGGCAGTCCATCGACAGCTCTGCCAGAGACCAAGCGAGATCTGCGCTCGGTGCTTGAGGGCGCATTCAACGAACACCTTCGATAGGAGCGAGCCATGGCCTTTGCCAACTCGAGCTATTCGGACATCCTCGCTTAACCAACGTGCTATAGATCACCTTCGGTGATCTTGTTGTATTTCTTCCGGTTCAAGGCCACCGGGAGATACTGAAGGTTCCAAGGAACATGAAGCCCGGTGACGGGGCGACCATCAATTTTTCCTTTCAGAGGAATGATGTGGTCAACTTCGTGTCCCTCCGGGCATGCAGCGTAAATCTTGAGGATGTCATCAAGATCTACCCATGACGGGCATCGCTCCTTGATGTCATGCCAGCGGTTGTGCTTTCTGGCAGGGCAAAACGGATCGGACGCCCATTTCCGGCGACGCTCAGCGTTGAGTCTTTCCTTTTCGCGGTCGTACATGCGTTTTCTTTGAGCCGCGATAGCTTCTCTGTAGGCAGGATCGGTTGCGTACTTCTTACGCCTCCATGCGTTTTGAGCTTCTTGATATTTGCCAACATACAAATGCTTTCGAGATTTGTTGTCGGCAAGTGAGCAGGGCTTGCACAGGCGGCTGATGCTTGTCAGCTTCTTGTAAAACTCAGAACGATCCTTTTCTATCTGGCAAGCGGGACAGACTTTTCGTTGCTTTGGCTTCGGACCTTTCATTGCGACATTATAGCAACCAAGGCGAGTTTAAACAGGGTGAATTCGGTGAAAACCCAGACCGGGCAACGCCGAGCCAAGCCGCATATGTAGGCATACAGCCGAGGGATGCGGAAGGTGTAACGATCAGACTCCGAGCGAAAGCGGTAATGAGTCCACGAGCGCCCTGCCCCGCGCAAGCGGGTGATGACATGATCTGAGCTATGCAGGAATGCATAGAAGCACGGGATAAAGAGCCTGTGCGATAACACGACTGACGACGATTGAATCTCGTAGCCGAGAATTGGCCGACAACGTAACGAACAACAACGCACTCCTCTACAAGCTGCGCGAGCGCGGCAATGTGCGTCCCGTCAGCGGCGGCAGCGTGATCCTTGAGGAGATCATGTACACCGATGCCGCCACGACCAACGTCAACAGCTACAGCGGGTACGAGGCGCTGAACATTCAGCCCAACAGCCCGATCAGCGCCGCGCAGTTCAATCTGAAACAGTACGCAGCGGCGGTGACGATCAGCGGTCTGGAGTTGCTGCAGAACTCCGGCCGCGAACGCATGATCGACCTGATGGAAGCGCGGCTGAAAGTGGCCGAAGCGCAGCTGATGAACCGCATCGCCACCGACATCTACGGTGACGGCACGGGCAACGGCGGCAAGAACATCGACGGTCTGGCCGCGGCTGTCAGCACCAGCACGACCGGCACGTACGGTGGCATCTCGCGCAGCACCTGGTCGTTCTGGCAGAACCAGCAGTTCGACTTCACCACCGACGGTGGCGGCGCCGTGTCTGCGACCAACATCCAGAACTACCTCAACCGTGCGACCGCGCTGGCCATTCGTAATGCCGACGCACCCGACCTGATCGTGTTCGACAACGTGCTGTGGGGCTTCTTCACCAGCAGCATGCAGGCGATCCAGCGGGTCACGAACGAGAAGATGGCCGGGTTGGGCTTTGCCAGCATGAAGTACTACGGCGGCGGCGTCGCGGCCGACGTGGTGCTCGACGGCGGTCTGACCGGTGGCGACACGCACGTGCCCAGCACCACGGGCTTCCTGCTGAACACGAAGTACCTGAACTTCCGGCCGCACCGGGATCGCAACTTCGTGCCCATCGGCGGCGAGCGTCAGTCGGTCAACCAGGATGCCATCGTCAAGCTCATCGGCTGGGCGGGCAACCTCACCTGTTCTTCTCCGCGCCTGCAAGTGCGGATGAAGGACTAAAGGAGGCGACCATGGGATTCTCTGTCGGAAGTCTTATCGGGGCCGCGAACGTCAACGACACCGATGCCAACACGCTCAACGGCGTGTCGGTGCCGCCCGCGTTCGCGCTAGGCACCACGGTGCCGCTCAACGACGGTGGCCACGCCATCTACGTCAAGGCGCTGTCGGAACTGTCTGCCTTTGCCTGCTGCGCGGTCTACGCAGACGGCACGGCGCAGATGATGACGACCAACGCATCTGCGACCAGCAAGCGTGTCGCTTGGGCACAGGTGTCCGTGCCCTCGGGACACTGCGCGTGGCTGCAGGTGGGCGGCACGTTCCGCGGGAACTTGCTCGCGAACTGTGACGACAACGTGCCGCTCTACACCACGACCACGCCGGGCGCGCTGGATGACGCCACCGTGTCTGGCGGTCTTGTGGGCGGCGTCATCAGCACCGTCACCATCAGCAACGCAACCGCTGTCACGCTGCTCGGGGCTTACGCGCCGTTCATCGTGTCAGGCAACCCGGTCAGCGCCTGATGCAACTCCTCAACCTGCAGGGCATCGGCGCATACGGCTCGGACGAGGAGCTGCGCTCCAACATCGTGTCCGCCCTTGCCCGCGGGTTGCCGGAGGTCAGTGTCGGTCCCGTTGTCCACGATGGCACCTTCGTCATCGTGGGCAGCGGGCCGTCGCTGCCGCAGTTCGTGGAGGACATCCGCCGCGAGCAGCAGCAGGGCAGGACCATTTGCGCCGTCAAGGGCGCATACGACTACCTCGTCGAGCGCGGCATCGTGCCCGACGCCTACTTCAACCTCGAGGCCCGTCTGCGCGCATTGAAGTCGCCGCAGCAGGCCACGCTGTTCCTGCTGGCCAGCCGCTGCAGTCCCGAGCAGTTCGACCAGTTGCAGGGCAAGCAGGTGCAGATGTTCCACACCTGGGATGGCAAGGAGCCGGTGCCAGAGTTGAAAGGCCGACCGCTGCTGACCGGTGGCAGCACCTCCGGCCTGCGTGCGATCACCGTGGGCTACGCCTGGGGCTTCCGGCGCTTCAGCATGTACGGCTTCGACTCGTGCATCACCGACGACAACGTCAAGCGCGTGACCGGCGAGGCGGTGGAGCCGCACAAGACGCTGCAGGTCCGATGTGGCGACCGCTGGTTCAAGACCAACGGTGCCATGGCCCTGCAGGCACAGGATTTCCGCGATCTGCTGGCGCTGATCCGCGGAGTGGAATTTACCGTCCACGGCGACGGGCTGCTCGCAGCCATCCATCGTGAGTGGACCAAGATGAGGGCAGCAGCGTAGTGTCGAATCCAAACGATCTGCTGTTCATCAAGCGTCACGCGCACCTGTTTCGCGGTCAGACGCTGGAGATCGGCAGCAAGAAGCATGGCAAGTGGGGCATGGACCTTGACGGCGTGATCGACAACCGTTTCGGCATCGACATGGAAGCCGGAGACGGGGTCGATCTGGTGCACGACATGATGCACCCCATCGGGCGTCAGTTCGACGGCGTCATCTGCTGCAACGTGCTGGAGCACACGGCCAAGCCGTGGGTGGTCGCGCAGAACGTGCTGGATGCCTTGCGGCCGGGCGGCGTGTTGATCGCGTCAACGCCGTGGATCTGGCGGCGCCACAACTACCCGAACGATTACTGCCGGTTCTCGTGCGACGGGCTCAAGGCGCTGTTTGACGGCGTGCGTTGGGTGGACGAGGCGTATGCGTCGACGCATCTTGGGGAATTTCTGACTGACCAGCCGTGGCGCCAAGGATTTGCCCTGCAAGGGCAAGACGGCACGAAGCGCAGTTGCGGCGTGAGCGAATTGGCCTACGTGTGCGGCATCAAAGAATAGCTTTCGTCCACCGCGGTGGGCCGACCATGGCGAGCTATCGCCTGCGCACCGAGATCCCGGCCAAGCACCTCGGCGCCAGCATCAACGATGGCGAGGCTGATGTCGTCGTGTTCAGCAAGCCGGTCAAGGCCGACGTGGACGTGGCCCGGCAGTGCAAGGGCAACGCGGCCGTGGTGGTCGACATCTGCGACCCGCATGACTACAGCGAGATCCTGCAGTACGCCGACCGCATCGTGGTAAGCAGCGAGGCACTGCTGGAGCTCCACCCGACGGCGACGGTGATCCCGGACCCGATAGAAGGGCCGGGCGGTGCACCGCATGCGGACGCCGAGATGATTGCCTGGATCGGCCACCGGTCCAACCTGCGAGCGCTGGACGACTGGCTGCGCAAGCTGCGCGTGCCCGTGGTGGTGTGCACCAACGACACGCCCGACACGCTGCCGTGGTCGCTCGAGATGCAGGCGTGGGTGTACGAGGCCGCGGGCAAAGTTCTGGTGCCGGCGACGACCCGGTTCAAGAGCGCCAACCGCGTCGCCCAAGCCATTCACGAGGGCTGCTTCGTGGTCGCCTCGGACATCCCGGCCTACCGGCCGCTGCGGCAGTGGGCATGGGTGGGCAGCTACCCGACCGGCATGCGCTGGGCATCGTACCGCGTGGACCTGAACGACATCGTGGAAGACGGGCAGCGACACGTGCGCGAGCACTTTGCCCCGGAACGCATTGGCGAGCAATGGCGAGACTTCCTCGGCTCCATCTAGGCTGCGGCCACTACTACTGGCCCGGCTTCATCAACATCGACGCCGATGACAGCGGCGACGTGCAGGCCGACATCCGGCTGATCGAGGGCTACGAGGCCAGCGAGATCCACGTTATCCACGTGATCGAGCACCTGTACCGCTACGAGGTGCTGGACGTGCTCAAGCGCTGGCACGCCAACCTGACCAATGGCGGGTTGCTGGTGTTGGAGTGCCCGGACCTCGACAAGGTGCTGGCGCTGGCCAACCGCGACGACCTGATGCGCGGGCTGTTTGGCGACTACCGCTACCAGTCGGAACTCATGACGCACCGCTGGTGCTATTCCTCGGCCGAACTGGTGGCGCTGTGCCGTCAGGCCGGCTTTTCCAACGTGCGGGCGCTGCCGCCCGTGTTTCACAAACAAGGACGCGACATGCGCGTGGAGGCACATGCAGATCATCAATCAGCCCGGCCCGAGTAACGGCGACGAGACCCTGTTCGTCGAGTTCTACATGGCCCCGGTGCGCAACAACCACAAGTCGGAGCAGGCCGGGCGCCCGATCTTCGACGACGTCACCCACGTGCGCATTCAGGCGCCGGGCGACATGCTGACCGTCGTCGAGCGCGAGGCGTGGGACGGCGACAAGCGCCGCTTCCCGCGGCAGTGGCAGGCATTCGAGGCGCAGCAGGCCGGGCGCGAGGAGTTGTCCGGCACGCCGATCAGCACGTGGCCGGCGCTGTCGCGCTCCCAGGTCGAGGAGCTGCGCGCGCTCAAGTTCTACACAGTCGAGCAGATCGCCAACGCTTCCGACCAGCAACTGCAGCGCATCGGTATGGGCGGCTTCGGCCTGCGCACCACGGCCAAGGCGTATCTTGAGAGCGCGACCAACTCGGCGCTGGCCCAGCAGCAGGCCACCGAACTGGCCCGGCGCGATCAGCAGATTGCCGAACTGCAGGAGCAGATCGCCCGGCTGGCCAGCGCCGTCGATGACAAACGCGGCCCCGGCCGTCCCCGCAAGGAAGCCGCCTGATGGCCACCCTGCTGCAGTTGGTGCAGGACGCGGCCACGGAACTGTCGCTCAACAGTCCGGCGGTAGTCGTGTCCTCGCAGGACCAGGACGTGCGGCAACTGCTCGCCCTGGCCAACGCAGCAGGGGCTGACCTCGTCAAGGCGTGGGAGTGGCAGTTCCTGCTCAACGAGTACACGTTCGTCACGACGACCGCGTCGCAGTACGCGCTGCCGTCCGACTACGACCGGCTGGTCAACGACACGCAGTGGGACCGCACCAGCCGCTGGCCCGGCATCGGCCCGGCCAGCAGCCAGACTTGGGCGTGGCTGAAGGGTCAGATGATCGCCTCGGTGCCGCGCTACCGGTTCCGCATCCTCGGCAACCAGTTCACCACCTACCCGTCGCCGCGGGTCGGGTTCACCTACAGCTTCGAGTATGTCGGCCGCAACTGGATCGTTGCGGCCGACGGCATCACGTACAAGTCGCGCTTCACCGCCGACGACGACCAGCACCGCTACGACGACCGGCTCATGGTGGCGCTGCTGAAGTCCAAATACCTCGCCGCCAAGGGGCTGGACTCGACCATCGTGCAGACCGAGTTCATTGAGCGGCTGGAGTTGTGCAAGAGCCACGATCAGGCCGCGCCTAAGTTGTCGCTCGGACCGCAGATCATCGACCCGCTGTTGGGTATGCAAAACGTGCCCGACGGCTCCTGGACGCTGACGCCCTGATGCTGGCCCTGCCCCGCAAACTGCGCCCGGCCGTCAGCGTCGGGCAGACGGTGTCATCACCCATCCAGGGATGGAATGCGCGAGATCCGCTCGCGGCCATGAACCCGGACGAGGCCGTGGTGCTCGACAACTGGTGGCCGACGCCGACCAGCGTCAACGTGCGCAATGGTGCCGTCAACCACGTCACCGGCATGACCGGGACGCCGCAGTCGCTGATGAGCTACAGCACCCCGGCCGGCACCAAGAAGCTGTTCGCCGCGACCAACAACAACCTCTACGACGTGACCTCGGCGGGCACGGTCGGCAGCGCAGAGTCGGCCGGGACGATCACCAACGACTACTGGCAGCACCTCAACGTCACCACCTCAGGCGGGTCGTACCTGTACATCGTCAACGGGGTCGACAAGCCGCGGCTCTACAACGGCACGACCTGGACCGAGATCGACGGCGCCAGCACGCCCAGCATCACCAACGTGACGACCACGAACCTGATCCACATCGCCATGTGGAAGAACCGCGTGTGGTTCGTCGAGAAGAACACCCTGAAGGCGTGGTACCTGCCGACCGGTGCGGTGGGTGGCGCAGCGGCTGCCGTGGACCTGTCGGCGCAGTGCCGGCGCGGTGGATTCCTGATGGCCATCGGCAGCTGGACCATCGACGCGGGCGACGGCATAGACGACCACCTGGTGTTCGTCACCTCCGAGGGCGAGGTACTGGTCTACAAGGGCACAGACCCCGCCAGTGCAACTACGTTTGCACTGGTGGGGCGCTGGGATGTAGGTAGACCCATCGGACGGCGCTGTTTTGGCAAGCTAGCCGGCGACCTGCTGCTGATCTCGACCGACGGCGTGCTACCGCTGTCGCGCGCGCTGCAGTCCAGCCGGGTCAATCCCCGTGTGGCGCTGACCGACCGCATCCAGCTCGCCATGACCGAGGCCGCGACCCTCTACGCCACCGTCACCGGCTGGCAACTGGTGCTGTACCCCGAAAGCAACATGATGCTGCTCAACGTGCCCAACAGCACGACGGTGAGCCAGCAATACGCGATGAACCTGCTGCACGGCGCGTGGGCGCGGTTCTCGGGCTGGAACGCGGCCTGCTGGGAATACCACAACGGCGAGATCTACTACGCCACCTCGACCAAGGTCGTGAAAGCCTGGAGCGGTCTGGCGGACATGGGCACCAACATCGCCGCCGACTGCCAGAGCGCCTTCAACTACTTCAACTCCCGCCGGCAGAAGCGCTGGACCATGGCCCGGCCCATCGTCGCCAGCACTGGCCGCCCGCCGCTGAGCATCGGCATCAACATCGATTTTCAGGACAACGCCCCGCTCGGCGTGGTCAGCAGCGCGGCCGTAGCCGGTGGCGGTTGGGACGCAGGCACCTGGGACAGCAGCGTGTGGGGCGGGCAGCAGACCATCTATCGGCAGTGGCAGGGGCTGCGTGGCGTCGGGTTCACCGCGTCCACCCGGCTGCGCTACGACGGGCAGGGCTACGAAGTCAGCTGGATCTCGACGGACTACGTTTTCGAGCAGGGCGGCATCCTGTAGGAGGGACGCATGGCGAATTTTCTGAAGCGAATCGGCAGTGGTGTGACAGGTGCGCTGAAGGGCACCATCATGGGTCCGGTGGGATCATTTGTAGAGGGCACTCGCGGTTTGTTCGACATTGGCAATCCGTTCGACACGCCAGCGCCGCCACAAGCCCCCAATTACAACGACGCCGCCGCGCAGCAGGGCCGCGAGAACCGATCAACTGCCCTGTTCAACGCCAAGCTGAGCAACCCGTTTTTCAGCAACCCCTATGGCACTCAGCGCATCGACTGGACGGGCCAGCGCACGGGCGACGCAGCCATCCCGTTCGTGGACACCGAACTGACGCCGCTGGGCCAGCAGGCATGGGACTCGCAGCAGCGGCTCTCTGCCGCCATGGGCACCGCGGCGGAGGGCAGTCTCGGGCGGGTCAACGAGGCGTTCGCCGGGCCGTTTGAATTCGACAGCAACAACGCCCTGCAGCAGGCCGCGCAGGACAGCATCATGAGCCGGCTCACGCCGTTGATGGACCGGCAGGAGGCCGGGCTGCGCACGCAACTCGCTAACCAGGGGCTGGCGCCGGGCGGTGAGGCGTACAGCAACGCGATGACCGACTTCAACAACGCCCGCAACGACGCGCAGATGCAGGCGGTGCTGCAAGGCATCCGGCTCCAGCCGCAGTTGCTGTCACAGGCGCTCACCATGCGCAACCAGCCGCTGAACGAGTTCAACGCGCTGCGCACGGGTGCCCAGGTGCAGGCACCGCAGTTCCAGGGCTTCCAGGGTGCTAGCGCCGCCGCCGCGCCGATCTATCAGGCCAACGCCGACGCGGCCGGGTTTGCCACCGACATCTACAACCAGCAGATGGGCGCGCGCAACGCGCTGCTGTCGGGGCTGTTCAGCCTGGGCGGTGCCGGGTTGCAGGGCGCAATGATGAGGCCCGTGTGATGCAGAACTTCCTCCCCGGCGTGGGCAGCACGCTGCTGCCCGAAGATCCCGAGGCGCTGCGCCTGATGCGTCAGCGGCAGATGGCCGAGATGCTGATGGCGCAGGGTGCGCAGCCCATCGAGACCAGCAACCGGCAGGCCGGGCGCTTCGTGACTCCCGTCAGCCCGCTCGAGGGGCTGGCCAAGCTGCTGCAGACCGGCATCGGTGCCTACCAGCAGCGCAAGGTGGACGACCGCATTCAGGAGCTGGGCAGCGGGCGCAGGACGGCGCTGGCGCGTCTGCTGCGTGGCGAGCCTGCCGTCGGCTCCGTGCCGGCCGAGGAGTTTGAGGTCGACGCCGAGGTCAACCGCACGCCGCCGCCGTTCCAGGGTGGCAACAACACGCCCGTGTTTGCGCGCGACCCAGCCCGGCAGAACGTCCTCGACGTCGGCGCCCCAACGGTCAACGTGTATGGCAAGCCGCAGCCGCAGGCAGCACCGCAGCCGGATGACCCGATCACGGCGTACAAGCGTCGGATTGCCGACATGCTCGACACGAACGCCATCTCGGATAAACAGGCGACGCAACTGCTGATGGGCATCGACCAGTTGCAGGTCCAGCGCGAGATCAACAGGGACAATCCGTTGATCCTGCCCGAGGGCGGCACAGCGGTCGACCGTCGCGGCGAGGTGATCGCCCGCGGTGCGCCGAAGGACCGCACGTTCACAGCCGGCGGCGTGGTCTACGACCGTCAGACCAACCAGCCCCTCGCGGGCAGGTACACGCAGCGCGAAGGCGATCAGGAGGTAACGTTCGAGATCCGCAACGGTCAGCCCGTCGAGGTCGCGCGCGGGAAGGCGTTCAATGACCGCGCGCTCGCCAACGTCAAAGTAGACAACATCATGCCCGGCAACAAGGGCATCAGTGAGGGCGTCAACAAGTCAGTGCAGGCGCGCATCGAGGCCGTCAACTCTGCCGCTGCATCCGCACCGACCACCCTGACCAACGTGCGCGAGATGCGTGCGGCACTGGACAGCGGCAAGGTCATGATCGGCCCGACCACCAGTGTGCGCATGGCCCTGCGGCAGATCTCGCAAATGATCGGCATCGGGACCGACGACGAGGCGCTGGCGCGCACGCAGGAGGTCATCAGCGGTCTGGCGAAGATCACCCTGGCCAACCGCGAATCCCTCAGAGGGCAGGGCACCATCACCGACAAGGAAACGGAACTGCTGGAGCGCGCGCAGTCGGGCAACATCGACAAGCTGTCGGTGCCGCAACTGCGGCAGATCCTGGATGCTGCCGAGCGCGCCGCCAAGTACCACATCAGCGAGAACGACCGCTATCTTGAGTTGCTCAAGAACAACGCCGACCCGGCCGAGTTCATGCGCATCGAAGATCCGACCAAGGCGAAACCGACCGGCAAGGGCGAAGCGCTGAACGCCCAAGAGCGCGAAGAGCTGAGAACCAGACTTGAGCAGTTGCGCCGCCAGCAAGGAGGCCAGCGATGACCGACCGCGAATTGCTGGAGGAACTGCGCCGGCTGCAGGCCGAGACCAAGCCGGCCGCGACGACCGATCAGAAGATCCGCGCATCGACGCCCATGCGGATCGTGCAGGGCGCTCGAGATCCCATCGACGCTGGCGCGCAGCTGTTGCCCAAGGGGCTGCAGGCGGTGACCGGCCTGTTCGGGCTGGCGCCGAATCCTGTCAGCGAATATTTCGGTGCCGAGGCCCGGCGCGTCACCGGCATGAACAACCAGGCCGAAGCCGACTACCAGGCCGCGCGCGAGGCGACCGGACAGACCGGCTTTGACGGTGCCCGGGTGGTGGGCAACATCGTCAGCCCGGCCAACCTTGCCGTCGCGCGCGTGCTGCCGCTGGCACCGGGCTCCACTGCCGGGGCTGCCGCGCGCACGGGTGCGGCCGGTGGCGCGGTCGGCGGCGTGCTGCAGCCGGTTGCCGACTCTGACAACGGCTTCTGGGCCAGCAAGGCCCTGCAGGGCGGCACAGGCGCGGTCATCGGCGGCGTGCTGGCACCGGTCACCAACGCGCTCGGCAATCGACTGGCGACCGCACTGCGCGGCCGAGAGCGCATGTCTGCCGACCGGCTGCTGGACATGCCCGAAATCCAGGTGACGCTGAAGCAGGAAGGCATCGACCCGGGCAAGCTCAGCGTAATGCAGCTGGAGCGGCTGCGCGACATGGCCCAGCAGGCAGCCGACAAGGGGCAGCAACTCGACGTGGTGGCCGCCCTGCGTCAGCAGGACTTCGACGCCCTCGGTGTGCCGTCTCTGCGCGGGCAGGTCACGCGCGACCCGGCGCAGTTTGCCCGAGAGCGCAACCTGCGCGGCGTTGAGGGCGTCGGCGAGCCCATCATGATGCGGCTCAACGAGCAGAACCGCCGGCTGGCGCAACTGCTGCAAGAGCAAGCCAGCGGTGCCACCTCGCCCTACGAGGCCGGGCGCTCGGCAGCCACGCGGCTCAAGGGCATCGACGAGGCGCTGCAGACGCGCATCAACGCGCTGTACGACGCCGCCCGGGATACGCAGGGACGGTATGCGCCGGTCAACGTCAAGGCGTTCTCGGAGGCCGCCAACAACGCGCTCGACAGCCAGATGCTCGGTTCATCCCTGCCGACGCCCATCCGCACCCTGCTGAACGACGTCAGCAGCGGCAAGATCCCGCTGGACGTCAACAACCTCGTGCAGATGGACAAGGTGCTGAGCGCAGCGCAGCGCGGCGCCAGCAGCGCGGAGGCGCTGGCCATCGGTCAGGTGCGCACGGCGCTGAACAACGCACCCATCGAGGACGCTGCCGGCTCGGCCGCCAAAGCCGCGTTCGACGTCGCCCGTACCGCCGCCCGGCGCCGGTTTAACCTGCAGGATGCCGTGCCTGCCCTCAAGGCCGCTGCGGAAGGCGAGATCACGCCAGAGACCTTCGTCCGGCAGTACGTGACCGGCGGCAAGGTCGACGAGGTGCAGCGGCTGATGAAACTGCTCGGGCCGGAGGAACAGCAGCAGGCGGCCAAGCAGGTGGCCGACTGGCTGCAGACGCAGGCATTCGGTGCGAACCCGGCGGGCGACGCGCTGTTCACGCCCTCGAGGTTCCAGACTGCACTGACCAAGCTGGGGCCGGAACGGCTGGAGGCGGTGTTCGGCAAGCAGTCTGCGGATCAACTGCAGCGCATCGCCCGCGTGGGTGGCTACATCAACCAGACGCCGGGCGCTGCCGCGGTCAACACGTCCAACACTGCCGGCGCCGTGCTCAACCTGCTGCAGCAGATCCCACTGATGCGCAGCGCCGTGGGTCCGGCGAAGGCGACCGTGCAGGCCGTGCTGACGCCGCTGGCGCGCTCACAGACGCTTGCGAACGCGATCAATCAGCAGATGCCGACGCGCGCGGCCCCACTGACGCCCGAGGCGGCGGCCCAGCTCGCCCGGGCGCTCAGTCTGGCCGGCCCGCTTGGCGGCGCGGCGTTTGCCCCACGCCTGTAGCAGCAGCGAATACATCACCACGCCGACGGCCGAGGCTGCGGCACGCAAGACAGTTTCCCAATCCATGCCGACAGGATAGCACCCGTCGGCATTTGCCGTTTCAGGAGCCCGCATGGCACGCGACGGATCAGGCACCTATTCCCTCCCGGCCGGTAACCCGGTCGTCACCGGCACGACCATCAGCAGCACTTGGGCCAACAACACGTTCACCGACGTGGCCAGCGCGCTCACGCAGTCGCTGAGCAAGGACGGTCAGACGACCATGACCGGCAACCAGCCGATGGCTGGCAATCGCCACACGGGCGTCGGCAACGCCACCGCGCGCGACCAGTATGCCGCGCTCGGGCAGGTGCAGGACAGTGCCGACACCTACCTGACCTCGGTCGCTGGCACCAACACCATCACCGCCTCGGTGTCCGGGCTGACCGCCTACGCTGCCGGGCAGACGTTCCGTTTCGTCGCGGCTGGCAACAACACGGGCGCGGTGACGATCAACATCAACAGCATCGGTGCCAAGGCGGTGACGAAGCAGGGCACGACGGCGCTCGTCAGCGGCGACATCGTCAGCGGCAGCACGGTCACCATCACCTACGACGGCACGCAGTTCCAGCTTGATCCGGTGCCCGGCACGCTGGCGCTCACCGCCGTGACAGCGACGACCGTGACAGCGAACACGTCGGTTGTCACGGACACGATCAGCGAGAAGACGTCCGCAGCCGGCGTCACCATCGATGGCGTGCTGCTCAAGGACAACGACGTGCAGGCCGACGAGGTCAGGACTGACACCATTACGGAGAAAACAGCAGCCGCGGGCGTGACGGTCACCAACACCCTCAATTTGGCTGCCGGCAGCGGCAACCTGCGCATCGGCGGCAACATCACGCGATATGAGTCCAGCGTGCAGTCGATGCCCGCCTCATCTGGCGCGGTCGAGGTCTCGCACGGAGGCCCCAGAAAACCGGATATGTACATGGTCGTTGCTCGCCGCAACTCGACGGGTGCGCCGGGCGGGACGGTCGATGCGAGTTACGCCACTGGCGATGAGGTGGCTTTGACAACTGACGTTATTCTTACCGCCACGGCATACAGCACGTATGCAAACGCCACCAAACTCGGGTACGTGCAGACCATTGGCGAGCCTCGTATCGCGTTCAAGGATGCGTCGAGCGACGGATATCTGGTCTCCACCTATTGGGGCATCGTGTTCTACGCACTCTGGTTCTGACTATGGCATCCGAACAGTGGACCGTATCCAAGGTCATCAACCTCGGTGACCTCATCACGATCTTCGTCGCCATGGCCACGCTAGCTGGCGTCTACGCCTCGTTGTCGTCGCGCATCGCGGTCCTTGAGTCTGGCGCACAGCGCGCGATGCAGGACGTGGCCGAGATCAAGGACACGATGCGAGAGTTGAATCGCAAGCTCGACCAGATGCTGATGAACCAGCGCGAGCAGCAGAGGCAGCATTGATCCTCCGGCTGCGCAGGACCATCGTCATCGAGGACGTGACGATGGGCGAGTTGTGGATCGATAGCGTGCGCTTCGCTTGGACGCTGGAAGATCCGATCCGCGAGCAGGTCAACGAACAGGGCTGGTGCTGGCGACCTGAGTTCAAGGTGCCCCAGAACACTGCCATCCCGAGCGGTCGCTACCCGGTTGAGGTGACATGGTCGCATCGCTTCCAGCGGCCGATGCCGCTCATCGGCGACGTGCCCAACTTCACCGGCATCCGCATCCATGGCGGCAACGACGTGGACGACACCGAAGGCTGCCCGCTCATCGCCCGGCAGCGCGATATTTCCAGCGGCCGCATCTGGAACACCGCCGGTCTGCTTGACCGACTGGTGGCCCGCATCGAGGCCGCCCCACACTGCACGATAGAGGTGACCAACCCATGAACCTGGATTCCTGGCTGCGCAGCAAGACGATGTGGTTTGCCCTGGCGCTGGAGGTCTTCGGTGCCATCCAGCTTGGCCTGCCCGAGGTGGTCGGGCAGATCCCAGCCCACGTCTACCCGTGGATCTTCATCGGCGTCGGCGTGGCGGTGCGGCTGCTGCGGGTGGTGACTAGACAACCACTGGTTGACAAGTGACGCTGCCATACCGCCTAGCCTTCGCAGCCGCGTTTCTGGCGGCTTTCTGGTGGTGGGGCTATCAGACACGCGACAAGGCCGCCGAGACCGACATGGCGGCTCTGAGGGCGGTTGCTGCGGCTGAAAGCGACCGATACCGCAAACTTGAGCAAGAGGTCTCCGATGCCCAGGCTGCCCATCTCACGACGTGGCGCGCTGCTCGCAGCGATGCTGACGCTGCATGGCTGCGGCTCCGTCAAGAGCGTGCCGGTCGAGTGCCCGCGGTTCCATCCCAGTGCGGAAGCGCTCCAGCCGATCCCCCCAGTGCCGTGGCGGGATCTGGCGACCTCCTTGCCGCGCTAGAGGCCGGCGAGCGCCTGCAGGCTACGCTGACGCTGTGCCAGACGGAGCTGCGGCAGTGCGCGGAAATGCGCTGAAATTTGGTTCTAAACTCGGATGTCTCCCTAGGGAAAATCCGCGAAAATCACCCTGCCGTTTAGAACCAAAAATCGCGCAAGTGGCGGATTACTAGGGAAATCTAGACTAATTCGTAATCAGTAGGTCGGACGTTCGATTCGTCTCGCCAGCACCAATAAAATCAACGGCTTGTGTCGGTTATCCACAGGCCATTTTTCAGGGCCGTTCTGAATCCGGTTCTAAATTGATCGGCCCGGGGCGACCTTGCGGCCCTTCACCAGCCGGTAGATTTCGGCGGTGGTCGTCTCGTCAGCATGGCCGGCGCGCTGGCTGGCCACGGTGAGGTCGGGTTCGTCGGTCGTTGCTTTTTTCCTGAGGTCGCGCAGCTGCCAGTCGGCGCCGACCTGGGCGCGTGCGGCGGCGAACGCATGCTCGAGGCGCCAGATGGTGACGCGCTGTCCGCGCTCGTCGGCCACGAGGAACAGGCTGGCAGGATCTCGAGCGGCGGCCGCCTCCAGGAATCGCTGCAGCGGGCCTTCCACGGCGATCCTGACGGCCGTGCCGGTCTTGGACTGCCGGAACCACAGGGCACCGTCGCGAACGTCGCTCAAGCGCGCTCTGAGCACGTCTGACGGGCGCTGCGCGGTCATCAGCATCAGATCCATGGCAGCGGTCACGTAGGCCGGCGCCACGTCGCGCAGGGCGCGCACCTCCTCGTCGGTCACATAGCGGCTGCGCTTGACCTCTGCGTTGCGCTCGATGCCGGTGGCCGGGTTCGGGGCGCTGGTGTAGTCCTGCGATCTGGCCCAGTTCCACAAGTGACTGAGCAGCGCGATCTCGCGGTTGCCGGCGGTGCGGGCCGACCGGCGGTCAAGGTATTGTCTGACGTGCACCGGCCGGATCGCCTGCAGCGGCAGGTGCCCGAAGGCGCCGACCAGCGTCTTGAGCTGCGCCGTCTGATCCTTCTGCGTTTTCGCGGCCTTGCGCGGCAACACCACGCGCGCATAGTGGCCGGCCACGACCGAGAACGTCGTCCCGGCGCTGCCCTGTCCCTCCAGTTCCGCCCAGCGGCGCAGTGCATGCGCCTTGTCGCTGCCCAGCGGGATCTTGGTCGACCCGGCTTGGTAGTAGAACAGCGTGCGCTCGCCTGACCGGCGGGCGGTCATGTGCGGCGGCAGGTCAGAAAAGGTGGTTTTCGGGCGGCCCATCTCCCTCATGGTACGGCACCCAGCTCCATCTGTTTTTCAGCCGGGCGCGCCGACACCGCATCTCGGGGCACCACGGGCCGGCCCCGGCCGTTGATCCAGAACAGGATGCCGTGCTGTCGCAGCCAGCGCACCTGCTCGCTGGCGCGCACGTAGCCGGTCAGTTGCTCCAGGTCGTCCTCGGTCAGGAACATGGTTCCTCCATGGCCTCGATGCAGTTCGCGGCGTAGGCGTAGTAGTTGTGCATGGGCTTCACGTTCTCGTGCATCTCGCGCAGCATTTTGATGATCCTGGCGCGCTCGGCTGCGGCGACCAGGGCGGCGAAGCGTGCCGCCTCCTCGTACGTAAACACTACGGTTTGATCGAACGCAGACGCGCCGACTTCCCGCGCCATGCGGATGATGTCGCCTTGGGTCATTTCTCCTCCGCTTTCGCAATGGCGGCGCGCCACCATCCGCAGCACTTCGACTTTATCCAGCACCGGGTCGCTGATCCCACCGGGCCAGCCTAGAGCGGCGGCAAGTTCTCTCGGTGTGATTGACTGCTCCGGCTGCTCCAGCGCTTCGCGGAGGCGCTCAATCTCTCTCGCCGCTGCGTGTTCCCGTTCTGTTTTTGGCACACGAGAATCCATAAGCTCGCTGATTAGCTGCGAATGCGGCGTTGCTTGTTTGGCTTCGGGTTTCTCATCCATGGTTATTCTCCTTCAGCGCGGCCTCGATGGCGCGGGCGCATACGAAGTCCAAATCACCCGGCTCGTGTGGTAACGCTGCGGCGATCTCCGCATCCGTCAGCGACTGCCACTCGCGGCTGGGTAAATGGGTGTAGAGGGGCGTGGCCTTTGCGCCCTTGCTTGCGCTCATGGCGTCCATGTACTGCGGTTTCCACACAAGGTGAGGGCCGTGCGTGGTGCCGTCGTGCTTTATGCCCACATACATCCACGCCGCCGGCTCCTGCTCCGGCTGCTCCAGTAAAGGGCCAAGTACATCAAGTGCCGCCCAAACAGGGCGCCATCGCTCGCAGTCATCACAGTGCGGATCGCCGCAATCGTCATCCACATCTAGCACGCAATCATTCAACGCCTCCAGCGCCTGCTGGGCGGCTTCTCGCAGTGTGGTCATGCCTCGCCCTCCAGCGCAGCCGTCGCCGATTCCATCGCAGCCAGCACGTCGGCAACGTCGTCGCGCGGGATCACGATGTGGCCGAAGTCGTTCTCGACCATCGCGGCATCCAGCGTTTTGAGCAGTGCCTTCGTGACATCGATCAGTGTCATTTCTTCCCTCCAAACCATGAGGCCGTGCGCTTGTCGGCGCATGCCCGACACACGAGCCGCTGTGCCCGGCCCATGCGGATAAGCCGCATCGTTGAGCGCAGGCACAGCGACATGCACTTCGCACAGATCACTTTGTCGAGCAGCATCAGAACGGGATGTCCGACTCGATGTCGTCGATGCTCATCCGGCGCTGCTGCTGCGGCGCAGGCTTGGCGACGGGCTGCGCTGCTGCATCCGGCTTGCCGCCGATCAACTGCAGGTCGTTGACCGTGGCCGTCAACGACGCACCCACGGTGCCGTCCTTCTTGGCAAACTCTTTCACCCTCGGGCTGCCGGCCGTCACCCAGACTTGCTGTCCTTTCAGCAGCAGCGGGGCCAGTTTCTCGGCGCGCTCGCCCCACAGTTCGAACGACACCCACTGCGTGGGGCGCTCGCCGTTCTCGTCCTTCTTGCCGTAGTTGAAGGCGCCGGAGAAATTCGCTACCGACGTGCCGCCCGGCGAGACCTTGAGCTCGGCATCCCTGCCGAGTCGAACGATTCCTGTGAGGATCATGCTGCCTCCGCGGTGCGCAGTGATTGCTTGATGAACGAGCGCTGCTTGCTGTCGAGCTGCGACCACACGGCCGTCTTCTCGTCAGCGTCCTGGATCTCGCTGGTCAGCTGTGCGGCAGCGAGTGCATCCTCGCGGGCGCAGGCGTCGCGCAGCTGGTCGACATACGCGGTGACCATGTCCACGCGGTCGGCCTGCACCCGATCCATTGCGCCAGCCGTGGGCGTGACGCGGGTGTCGGTCTCGACCTTCGGTGCCTCTGGCTTGAGCGGCTCGCCGGAGTTGAGCCAGTCCACCAGCATGCGGCCGGTGGCCGGCGTAATGGGCTTGGGGTCGCCTGCAAACAGGCCCGTCCGGTCCTTGCTGGCCGTGGCGTAGTGGCCGTCGTGCACCAGGTCGAGCACGATGGTGAATTCGTACTCCGCGCCGTCGCGCTGCTCGGCTTTCATCCCCAATTTGACGACTTTCTTGCGGCCGTTCTCCTCGACCTGCGCGGTGTCGGTCTTGCTGCGCATGGTGGCGATGATGTGCAAGTTGCTGGCCATCAGCTTGTCCAAGAACGCGCGATGCCGCGGGGTGATGTCGTTCCAGGCCGACCAACTGTTGCCTTTGTACTTGGCCCTGGCAATCTCATCGACCAGCTCGAGACACCCGCCGATTCCGGACCACTCGTGCGTGATGCTATCCACGATCAGCGTGTCGTAGCCGGCATGCTCGGCTGCGGTCACGGCCTCGACGAATGCTTCCGGCGTGTAGGGCGGCGCGAGGTCCAGCGAGTCGAAGTCAGCCACGTCGGCGTACAACGACGCGGAGGCACGTTCTGTGTCGATGACCGCGATGCGGCCGCCCATGCCTTTTGCCATCAGCAGCGCGCTGTAGGTCTTGCCGCTGCCACTCGGCCCAGTCAGTGCTAGCCGTAGCTTCGCCTGCTTCCTGGTCGCTTTGGTGAATTTCATTGAGCACTCCATTGAGTTGGTCGAGTTCAAACTGCTCTTGCATTGCGACTTCCAACAACTGCTGCAACTGCCACCAGTCCGCGCCGTCTGTCATGGCGGTGCGATCAGGAAACTGCGGACGATCAGGAAGGCGGTGGCCGCGACACAGAACCAGAACACCGCGCGGTCACCCGGGTGCGCCCGGTCCCGCTCACCCCAGCGGCGATGTCTCATGGCAGCCACCATGCGGCGATCAGCAGGATGTAGAACAGCATTACCGCGATGAACGTCCAGGCCGTCCAGCGGACGTCCATGCGGTCTGTGAGCTCGTCGAACCAGTCGCGGTCCATGTCAGCGCTCCGCAAATCGACGGGCGCGTTCTTCCATGTACTTGCTCATGGACAGGCGCAGCTGGCGAACGGCGTTGAGCGTGTGCCACGCCGGGCCGATCTCCAGCGTCTTGGTGGCGTTCCAGAACTGCTCGTCGGTCTCCAGCGCCTCGGCGTACTTGAGGATGTGCATGACCCACGTGCCCATCATGTAGGGCTCGGTGATGGCGCTCGTGACCTCATCCTGGTCTTGCATGAGTTCGCGGTGCCAGTAGTTCGTGCTGTGCTCCAGGTCCTGCTCGCGTTCGATCTGCTCGAGTAAGGTCGTCATGTCTCGCTCCTCAGAACGGTGCCGGCTCTGCGTCGGCGGGATAGGCGGGGCGGGGTGCGGGTCGCGTCGGGACCATCACCCACTTCCCCCGCCGCTTGATCCAGCGGGGGAAGGGCCATGTGGTCGGGGGGGTCATGAGGTCAACTGCCGGCGCAGTTGCCGCGCTAGCGCGCGGTAGGCGTTGAATGTCGCCAACGGCATTGCGTATGGCCCAACGTCAACGCACTCGAGGTCACTGTTGTATTCGGCGTCTGCCAACAGTGCGCGGGCTTCATCGCAAGTTAGGTGGCACACGCCGACGTTTATTTTTTGGAGCGGCAAATGCTCCGGCAAACGATTGGCGAGGTCGTTGTCGATGGCTTGGCTGATGCGAACAGAAATCATGTCTGCGCTCCCAGGTGTCGCCGCGACGTGCGGCATGGGAGAATCCTACCGAGAGCGGTATATCTTGTCAACCGGATTCGGTAGGATTGGAGCAAAAAAAACGGGCTCGTGTGGCCCGGTTCTTGCGGTGGTGGTGGTGGTGGTGGTGGTGGTGGTGGTGGTGGCTACGCGGCCAGCTCGCGCGCCGCGTCTCTCAGTTTCTCAAATTTAGCCGCGTCTTGCCTTGTTAAATGTCCGACTGGCGGGTTCATC